TCGAGAGCTTGATCGATGAGACGCCAGTGCTGCGGGCACGGATCGCCCCGGCTCGCAGCAGGGACAGTGGTAACACGCTGTTCAGCAAGGAGTTCCCCGGCGGGATGATGGTGCTGACCGGCAGCAACAGCGCGACCGGTTTGCGATCCATGCCATGCCGGTACCTCTTCGCTGATGAAGTGAGTAGCTGGCCCCAGGACGTAGATGGGGAGGGCGACCCGCTGACGTTGGCGGAACGGCGCACGACCACCTTCGCCCGGCGGAAGATCCTGATCACCAGCACGCCAACGGTGAAGGACTCCTGCCGGGTCGAGGCGGAGTATCTACGCAGTGACCAGCGCCGGTACTACGTGCCATGCCCCTGCTGCGGGGGCATGCAGTGGCTGCAGTGGCGGATGGTGCGATGGGAGAAGGATGAACCCAGCACCGTGGCGTACGAGTGCGAGCACTGCGGTGAGCGGTTCACCGAGATCCACAAGAGCACCTTCCTGCGGGAGGGCGAGTGGCGGCCCACAGCACCGGGCGATGGCAAGACGCAGGGGTATCACCTCAGCGGGCTGTACTCACCACTGGGCTGGCTGAGCTGGGAGCAGATGGTGGAGGACTTCTTGCGGGCGAAGCATGATGCGCCGCTGCTGAAGACCTTTATCAATACCAGGCTTGCAGAGACCTGGGACGAGGGTGCCACCTCAAGGATCAGCGCTGAGGGCTTGCTGGAGCGGGTTGAGGCCTATGACGAGATGACGCTGCCGGATGCAGTGGTGCTCCTGACGGCTGGCGTTGACGTACAGGACAACCGCCTAGCCGTGAGTCTGTTCGGGTTTGGCGCAGGGGAGGAGAGCTGGCTGGTACATCACAGTGAGCTCTGGGGCGATCCGACTGCAGCCGAGGTATGGAAGCAGCTGGATGCCGTGCTGTTTGCGGAGTACCAGCGCCGCGATGGCCGCAAGCTGCAGGCACTGGCAACCTGCATCGACTCTGGCGGCCACTGCACAGCAGAGGTGTACCAGTACGCAAGGGAGCGCCGCACCAAGGGCGTGGTGGCGATCAAGGGCGCCAGCACCAAGGGCAAGCCACCGATAGGCCGCGAGAGCAAGGTGGATCTGAACTACAAGGGCCGGGTGCTCAAGCGTGGCGCCAGCGTGTACATGGTTGGCACCGACACGATCAAGGACACGATCTACGGCCGGCTACGGCACAACGACCCAGGCCCTGGATACCTGCACTTTGGCAAGGCTGGCACGCCGGAATACTTTGAGCAGTTGACGGCAGAGCGGAAGACCACCAGGTACACCCGCAACGGGATGCCGATCAGTGAGTACGTCAAGGCCACCAATGCACGTAACGAGGCATTGGATACCTGCGTATACGCGCATGCTGCATTGCACTTGGTCTATCGGCGGTTTGACCGACGCACGATCTGGGAGCAGCTGGCCAGGGAGCCGATGCAGAAGCCTGCCGCACCAGCGCAGCGGATTGCACGCCCGACGCAGAGTTTTGTTGGATCGTGGTGATGGTGGTGCATAGCGTGACGTAGACGCTGCAAGTACGTGGCAATCCCTGCAGAGATCAGGGCTGGCGATACGGTGAGCTGGGTAGAACCGGCAACAGTGGATCAGGTTGGTGATCCGCTCACCTCTGCTACCTGGACGCTGACCACTTTCCTGCGGACCAATACCGCATCCGAGGGTGTGACCGTCACAGGTTTGGCTCGAGCTGATGGCGGCTGGGATAACACCATCGCCGCTGCTACCAGCGTTGGCATGGATGCCGGCCAGTGGTATTGGCAGACCAGGGCGACCGATGGCACCAGCACGCTCACGCTGGGCAGTGGGTCATTCACCGTCCTGGCCAGCCTGGCGTACCAGGGCACGCCGACTGCGTTTGATGGTCGCAGTCAGGCGCAGCAGGATCTGGATGCTGTGCAGGCCGCCATCAGGGCGATCATCAGCAAACAGACCAAGTACTACATGATCGGGACGCGGCAGTACACCGCCCTTGATCTGCCTGCATTGATGCAACGCGAGGCGCAGCTGAAGGCTGTCGTGAACCGGGAGAAGGTGGCCGAGAAGATTGCAGCTGGCCTGGGTAACCCGCAGAACATGTTTGTGAGGTTCAGCTGATGGCACGCCAGAAGGTCAAGACTGAAGCGCCTGCGGCTGAGGTGGTGAAGCGCCGGCCGCGGCGGTTGTATGAAGGCGCCCGGTTGAGCCGGCTCACCAGCGACTGGGTGACCAGCTCCACCAGCGCTGATGCGGAGATCAATGCCAGCCTGGTGCTGCTGCGCAATCGTGCCCGCCAACTGGTGCGGGATAACGACTATGCACGCCAAGCGCTGCGGTTGATCCGCAACAACGTGGTGGGTAGCGGGATCAAGCTGCAGGCCCAGGTGCCGATGAGCCGCGGCAGCAGCCGGCTCAACCAGGCGGTAAATGATCAGATTGAAGAGGCCTGGGCCGAGTGGGGCCGCGCCAAGCGGTGCCATACCGGCGGCCGGCTGGGATGGATTGATCTGCAGCGGATGGTGATCGGTGCCATCGCTGAATCGGGTGAGGTGTTCATTCGGTTGGTGCCGCAGCCGTTTGGTGATTCACGGGTGCCGCTGGCGCTTGAAGTGCTCGAGGCTGACCTGTGCGATGAGACGTATGAAAGCCGGCCGCAGCAGGGCCATGAATGGCGGATGGGCGTGGAGGTGGATCAGTGGGGCCGGCCGACACGGTATGCCTTCCGCACCCGGCACCCTGGCGATATTCGCCATGGGACCAGCCATGAGGTGAAGCTGGTACCAGCCAATCAGATCCTGCACCTAGCCATCCTTGAGCGGCCCCATCAGACCAGGGGCGTTACCTGGCTGGCGAGCACGATCAAGCGGCTGCATCACCTGGCCGGGTATGAGGAGGCTGAGGTGGTGCGGGCCAGGGCAGCATCCAGCTTGATGGGTTTCATCACCAGCCCCGAGGGTGAGCTGGTGGGTGATGAGGTGTATGACGCTGAGCGGGTGTCGAACTTTGAGCCTGGGGTGTTCAAGTACTTGGCACCAGGCGAAAGCGTGAGCGTGCCGCAGCTGGATGCACCAGATGGGCAGTTCCCTGACTTCATGCGGGCCATGCTGCAGGGCATGAGCGCTGGCATCGGGATCAGCTACGCACCGCTCAGCCAGGACTACAGCCAGAGCAATTACAGCTCCAGCCGGCTCAGCCTGATTGATGACCGTGAGAACTGGAAGGTGCTGCAGCAGTACCTGATCGACAACTTCATCACGCCGGTGTATGAGGCGTGGCTGGATGCTGCCGTGCGTAGCGGTGTGCTCCGGCTGGCAGGGTATGAGTCCATGCCCGAGCGGTTCCGGCGGGCACGGTGGATGTGCCGCGGCTGGGCATGGGTAGACCCGGTGAAGGAGGTGATGGCGTACAAGGACGCAGTGCGCTCCGGCTTTGCTACGCAGGCGCAGATCGTCAGTGAACTGGGCGGCGACCTGGAGGAGCTGCTGTTGCAGCGCCAGCAGGAGGTGGAGCGCGCCGGGCAGCTTGGCCTCAGCTTTGATACCGACCCGGCACAAGATGCAGATGCGCAGCGGCTGGAAGCTGAAGAGGTGTCGATAGCGTCAGAACAGGATGCTGACGATGATGGAACTGCGTGATTTGGAAGCCCAGCGTCATGAACGCTCAGGCCCTGGCTTCTTCCGGCTGCTGGGTGAAGGCGAGGATGATCGCCGGCTGGAGCTCAGTTTCTCCTCTGAGTATCCGGTTGAGCGGTACTTCGGCCGTGAGGTGCTGAGCCACGATGGTGACTCGGTGGACCTGGGCCGGTTGAATGATGGCGCACCGCTGCTGTTCAACCACGACCCCAGTCGGGTGATTGGCGTGGTGGAGCGTGCATGGGTGGATGGTGAGAAGAAGCGTGGGATGGCAGAGGTGAGATTCAGCCGTAATGCATTCGCGCAAGAGGTGCTGGCTGATATCCGTGATGGGGTGCTGCGGAATGTCTCCGTAGGGTATGGGATAGGAAAGCTCGAGGAGTCACGCGATGTAGACAACACCTACGTCGCCACCAGATGGGAACCCCATGAGGTGTCCGTGGTGAGCGTGCCAGCTGATCCATCGATTGGCATTGGCCGCACCCTTGCGTCTGATCCTGCGGCACCTGCCGCACCATCCACTGTTCAACCTTCCCCTGTCATGGAAGACATCAAAGCCCCCAATCTGGAGGAGGTGCGGGCCGCAGCTCAAGCTGAGGAGCGGACCCGTATCGCCTCGATCACTGCCCTGTGCCGCGAGCATGGCGCTGATGATCTGGCGCAAAGCCTGATCGAGCGTGGTGCTACTGAAGCGGACGCCATGCGTGATGTGCTGCAGACCATCGCCAAGCGTGCCAAGCAGCCTGCCCAACCCAAGGCTGCACCTGCTGTTTCTGCTGTTGAGCCTGTGGCCCAGTCCGCTGATATCGGTCTGAGCGACAAGGAAACCCGGCAGTACAGCTTCGTGCGGGCCATCCGTGCCCAGGCCTTCCCCAATGATCGCAGCGCCTATGAGGCCGCGGCATTTGAGCGGGAAGTGTCGGCTGCGGTGGAGCAGCGCACCGGCCGCGCCGCTCAGGGTTACCTGGTGCCTGATGAGGTGCTGCGTCGTGACCTGACCGTCACCACCGCTTCTGCTGCTGGTGATCTGGTCTTTACCGATGCCCGCCCCGGCAGCTTCATCGAGCTGCTGCGTAACCGCCTCGCACTGAGCAGCCTCGGCGTGACGATGCTCACCGGCCTCAATGGTCCGGTGGCCATCCCCCGCCAGACCGGTGCTGCTACCGCGTACTGGGTGGCTGAGAAGGGTGCTCCGTCTGAGAGCAATCCGACTGTGGACCAGGTGAACCTGACGCCCAAGACTCTGGGCGCCTACACCGAGTTCAGCCGCCGCCTGATCCTCCAGTCGAGCATCGACGTGGAGAACATGGTGCGCAACGAGCTGGCGACCGTGATCGCGCTGGAGATTGACCGGGCTGCGCTGTACGGCCTGGGCAATACCAACCAGCCGCTCGGCCTGAAGAACATCACCGGCATCAACACCGAGGACTTCAACGCTGCTGCTCCCACCTATGCGGAGCTGGTGAGCATGGAGACCAAGATCAACGCCGACAACGCCGACATTGGCGCCATGGCCTACGTCACCAACTCCACCATCTACGGCGGCCTCAAGACCACCGAGAAGGCATCTGGCACTGCCCAGTTCGTGCTCGAGCCTGGCGGCACCGTGAACGGCTACACCGCCGTGCGGTCCAACCAGGTGGCCACCGGTGATGTGTTCTTCGGTGTCTGGTCCCAGATGCTGATGGGCATGTGGGGTGCGCTGGATCTGCAGGTCAACCCCTACGCCCTGGATACCAGCGGCGGTGTGCGGGTGACGGCGCTGCAGGACGTTGATGTGGCGGTGCGGCACCCCGAGGCCTTCACCCGCGGCAACAACACCCTCTGACCTGAACGGTGATGAAGATCCGCATCCTGCGCCAAACATCGATCTATGGCCAGCCCGCACGGGTGGGTGATGTGATTGATGCCTCTGAGGCTGATGCCCGCTACCTGGTGGGCATCGGCAAGGCGGAGGAGGTGAAGGATGCGGGTCTTTGCCCAGTGGTGCTGGGTGAGCCGGCACCGGTTGAGGCGCCTAAGCCTCGCTCCCGCAAACCTCGCTCAAGCTGACCATGGCGATCTTCCAGCAAACCCTCGAGAAGCTGCAGCACTTCCCGCTGCACCCTCTCGCCCAGGAAACGGCCACCTTCACTGGTGCCACGACCAACATTGCCGACCTGAAGGATTTTGATGGTGAGATCCAGATCATTCTGGATTCTGGTGCTGCTGCTGCCAGCGGCACGATGACCGGCAAAATCCAGCACAGCGACACCACCGACAACGCCGACTTTTCCGACGTGACTGGTGGTGGTTTTACCGCTGTTGCCCAGGCCGTCTCCAAGCAGGTGATGACCCTGAACCGTGATGCCCTCAAGCGGTACATCCGCTTTGTTGGCACCATCGCTGCCAGTGGGACCACCACCTACAGCGTGAACGGTTACGGCCTGAAGAAGTACGGCTGATCACCTGATGGCACTGTCTGAGGATCCCACGGTTTTCTTGCAGGACTTTGGGGTGACCATCACCTCAGGGGACGTGAGTGGCCTTGGGATTCTCGACACGCCTGGAGAGCTGATTGCTGACGGGATGGTGATCACAACGGACTACTCAGTTCGCTGTGAAACATCCAAGTTTGGTGGACTGATCTACGGCGCACCGCTGACGGTGGATGGCGTCAACTATCAGGTACGGGAAAACCGCCTGATTGATGATGGCCTTTTCTGCGAGATCACCCTTACCAAGTTGGCGCCTGATACCAGCGCTGTGGGCCAGGATCCCCGGACGTTCAACCTTGCTGATCTCAGTGACGTTGACGTGACGGGAGCCGCACCTGGCGACTCGCTGGTGTATGACGGCAGCAAGTGGGTGGATGCGAGCACGCCGCGGTCGGTGACGATCATCAAGCCTGTCGTTGGCGACAGCATCACCATCTTCTACACGCAAGTTGCCACGACGTTTGGCGCAGTGCGTGCCGTGGTGCAAGGTGTCAATCCTAGTGTCACTTTTGACATTAAGTACGACCTTGACCGAAACACCGCCGGCAACAGCATGATTGTGCCGGAGACAGTTACCAACGTGACGACGGGTGAGCCGATAGCGGTCATCAATCAACCCATCGCCGCTGGTCGGTATGTCTGGGTTGAGATCACCGGCGTTGGCGGTGATGTTGATGAATTGAACGTCAGTCTTGAGATTTAGACTAAAGCCAACCGACCTGTCCTGCCCTGACCTGCCATGGCCACGTTTAACAAGTTCAATGCTTTTGTCGAGAACCTTGCCGAGAAGGTTCACAACCTCGGCGCTGATACCCTGAAGGTGTATCTCAGCAACACGCTGCCGGTGGCGACCAACAGCGTGAAGGCAGACATTGCGGAGATCACCGCAAAGAATGGGTACACCGCTGGCGGGAATACTGCCACCGTGACCAGCAGCGCTCAAAGCAGCGGGACGTACAAGCTGGTGCTGGGTGACCCTGCCACCTGGACGGCTGATACCAGCACCGATGGCACGGGCATTGGACCGTTCCGCTACGCGATCCTTTACAACGACACCCCAACCTCGCCTGCTGATCCGCTGATTGGCTGGTGGGACTATGGGAGCAGCATTACGCTGGCATCAGGGGAAACATTCAAGGTGGACTTTGACCCGACCAATGGCGTGCTGACCATCGTTTGATTCTGGGCGTGACCGATGACGACGACCGTCTCAAGAAACCCAACGGGTGACGAGGCGGTCTCGGGCACTTGGACTGGTACAGCCGGCAGTCGGTATCTGGTTGTTGATGATTTTCCAGATACCACGCCAACGGATCAACTGATCCACGGCACTACTGCCGGGAATCTTACGTTCACGTTTACGGCATTCAGCATCCCAAGCGAGGCCGCCAACATCTCGGTGGCGGTGCGATATGTTGATGCCAAGAACGGAACTCAAGGCAACAATATCGCGGCCCGGCTGAAGGTTGGTGGGGCGTACTACGCATCAGCAACGCATAGCCCGACAAACAATAGCTACGTCCAGCGGACGGATACCTTTGCCACCAATCCCAGAACCAGTGCAGCGTGGACAGTTGCGCAGGTCAATGGTACGGATGGCAGCAACTCGCTACAAGCCTTTGGTTGGGTCAGCACGGATGCAAGCCCAACGATTGATCTGACCAGTATCCGGCTGGATGTTACATACGACCGCGACCTGACGCTGGTTGGTGAAGTTGGAACTTTTACCGAAACCGGCCAAGCTGCAAGCACGATCACTGGTCGGATTGTTAACGGTGAAGTTGGCACCTTTACAGAAGATGGCCAAACTGCAAACACTATTACTGGTCGGGTTGTTAGCGGTGAAGCTGGATCCCTTGCGCAAAGCGGCCAGGATGCAGTTTTTGAGTTTACGCCGAGCAGTGCTGTTACCTATCAGCTCAATGCCTTAGCCGGTGAATACACCGTAGGTAATCGCACCTGGGCAACAGGCGGATGGGATACGACGTACTGGGGTGATGTTGGCGAAAACGCAATACTGACGTATGAACGTGAGATTCAGACTGAAAGCGGGGCGTATGTATTAACTGGTCAGACTGCAGGGCTGCAGGTTGGCCATTACCTCAGCGGTGGTGCGGGGACGTTTATTGAAACCGGCCAAGCGGCTGGGCTGTTGCAGGGCTATGCCGCCACTGGCGAGGCGGGAGGGTTCACCACTAGTGGCCAAAGCGCAGGAACGCTACGAGGAGCGCAGGCCAGCGGTGCAGCAGCTGCGTTTACCGTCACTGGTCAGAGCGCAGGAACGCTTCGAGGATCACAGGTCACCGGCGATGCCGGGGCGTACACGACAACCGGTCAGGCCGCCACCTTTGCGCGTGGGTATGTCGTTGCCGCCAATGCAGGTGCATTCACGCTCAGCGGTCAGAGCGCTGGTTTCAACAGTGAGCGGTACCTGGCTTGTGGTGCTGGTGCGTTCACAACTACTGGTCAAGCAGCCGGGTTAATCCGTGGGACGCAGGCTGGCGGTGAAGCGGGCAGCTTCACGCTTAACGGTCAAGCTGCTGCCTTGCTGCATGGCCGCCAGCTGGCAGGGGATGCCGGTGCCTATGCGTTGAGCGGCCAAGGCGCGGATCTGCTGCGTGGCCATCAGCTAAGTGCTGAAGCAGGTGCATTTACGCATTCGGGCGTTGCTGCTGGTCTGCTCCGTGATCTGCAGGTCAGTGGTGCCGCTGGGGCATTCACATTTACCGGTCAGGAAGCCACGTTTGTTCGGGGCTATGTCACCACTGCTGAGGCTGGTGCATTCACGCTCTCGGGCCAAAGCGCTGGATTCAATAGTGAGCTCTATCTGGTCTGTGGCGCTGGGCCGTTCACAGTCAATGGGCAGACAGCACAGCTACTGCGTACCGCAGCAGTTGATGCCGAGGCTGGTGCGTTCAGTGTCACAGGCCAAGACGCCACGTTTGCGTATGCGCCAGCCAGTAGCTCGGTGCTTGGTGCCGATGTTGGTGCCTTCACGCTTGGCGGCCAGGCGGCAGGGCTGCTCTATGGCCGAGCGATTGATGCTGGCGCTGGAGCGTTTACCAGCAATGGCCAAGCGGCAACGCTGCTGGCTGCACGGCTGCTGGTCACGGATCCTGCCGCCTTCACCGTCAGCGGCCAAAGCGCTGGGTTCAACAATCAGCGGTACCTGGCTGGCATCACTGGCAGCTTTGCGGTGAATGGCGTTGACGCCACGCTGCAGCGTGACGTGGTGCTCGATGGCTTGGTTGGCAGTTACGTCGTGAATGGTGTTGACGCTGAGATGGTCTTCACGCCCGCAGCAAGAAGGAGATTCGTTTTGATTTTTTAGACTGGGAAGACTAGGCGCAAGGTAGACAGGTGCCCATCGACGACCGGACCAGTACGCAGAACTACCCCAAGCCAAACATTGCCAACACGCTGGCAGATGATGTTGGGAGGTTGCGGACAGCGCTGGATGATATCGATGCGGATATGGCGGCCAAGGCGCCAACGGCTTCGCCAGTTTTTACGGGTACAGCTGGCATTCCTGCTGGATCGGCCACAGGTCCGAGCCTGTACTTCACGGGCGACGACAACACCGGCATTTACAGCCCCGGCGCTGATCAGGTGGCAATCACCACGGGCGGCGCCGGAAGGTTATTTGTGGATGCAAATGGAAATGTTGGAGCCGGGCAGAATTATGGGTTGAGGCGAGTTACTTTAACTGGCGAAAGCCCAGGAGCAGACGGTGCCTATGCGACAGCGCAGGGCACCCTTGTGCTTAATGAACAAGGAAGAACTGGGCTAACCGATGCCGGAGGATTTGAGTTTAAGGCATCCACTTTTGAGAGTGGGTATGGGGCAAAAATACTTGGACTTGATAACGGTGGTGTTGCCTTAGGCAACAGAAGCAATAGCACAACATGGTCTGAACGCCTGCGCATCGACAGCTCCGGCAGGGTGGGTCTAGGAGTCAGCAGCCCCAGCTCTTTGTTCCACATTGCCGATGCAGGCGATATCACAGTCGGCACCACCACCGGCACCAAGATCGGCACTGCTACCACGCAGAAGCTGGGCTTCTTCAATAAAACCCCCGTCGTGCAACCTACGGCAGTCGCTGATGCCACTGACGCCGCGTCCGTCATTACCCAACTCAATGCCCTCCTCTCTCGCCTCCGTGATCTCGGCCTCATTGCAACATGACCCATGTTCCGCGACATCCCAGAGTTCACCCAGCCCTTTGAGGCTGGTGACACCATCCGGCTGAGCTGGTGGCGGCAAGGCCCAATCCCCGGCAGCTACGAGGAACCCCTCGGCTACCGCCCCAAGCCGCCCACCCGCTACGCCCGCACCTACATGGAGCGCCAAACCCGGCTGCTCGATCCACTGCTGGACATCGACTTCCGCTGGCTTAAGCCCAACAGCCCCAAGGCCGACATCCGCCTGCATGTGGTGCGCAACAACATCCGCCCCACCGGCCTCCATACCAAACCCGGCAGCTACGTCGCTGGCATCCTCCAGCCCGGCACCACCTCCCATGACGTGATCCTTGGTGCCTATCCCTCACCGTCGCGGCTCAACCGCTTCATCGCCATCCACGAACTGGGTCATGCCCTCGGGCTGAGTCACCCCGGCACCGGCGGCTTCGATCCGAACTACACCACCGACGACACGGTGATGAGCTACAACCGCACCGATGCCTGGCCCGTGCAGTACCGACCCGCCGACATCCGCAGGCTGCAGGAACTCTGGAACACCCCACGCCAAGACATCATCACCGGCTTGGTTTTATCCACGCTGGCGCATTAGGCTAAGACGACACCTTCTGCTCTACCCTTACACACTATGGCAACGACCATCACCTGGGATATTGCCAACCTGGAGCGCGAAACCGCAGACGGTTACGTCTACACGGTCCACTACACCGTGGCTGGTTTTGACGGCACCTACCGCTCCTCGGCCTACGGCAGCGTCGGCCTCCAGCGCCCTGAGGGCGAGATGATCCCCTTCGCGGATCTGACCAAAGACATGGTGATCGGCTGGGTCAAAGACCAGTTCGGCGCCGAGAAGGTGGCCGAAATTGAGGCGGCACTGGAGGCGCAGATCGCTGAGCAGGCCGCCCCCAGCAAAGCCACTGGCCTCCCCTGGAGCTGACATGATCGCCGCCGCTGTCCTGGCCCTGCTGCAGGCCACCACCAACTGGGACGCCATCAACACCACCGGCACCTCTGCCCGCGTGGTGCGTGATGCCGCCTCCCTTGTACTCCAGATCCAAACCGCTGAGCCTGCCGCGCATCTGACCGGCCTGCGCATGAAGACCGCATCACCGGCCAAGCGTGAGCGCGACCCACGCAAGGCCGTGACCGGGTTCTACCTGGACCGGGGCATCTTCACCCGCTGGCGCTTCGACGGCAGCAAAGGCCCCGACACCCTGGAGTTTGGCCCGCAGGGGCACATCATCAGCAAGCAATCCGGCGGCATCGTGGACTTCAAGGCAGACACCGCGCCGGATCGCTTCACGTTCACCAACCGCATCGACGTGGCCAAGTGCTCCGAGAAGCACGGCTTCCCCTGCCACCCCCTCAACCACCTGCAACGGGTGGTGATCAGGAACTTTGGGCGAGAGGACGTGATCGACCTGCAGGGCAAGGTGTACCGCTACGCCGATGTAAAGGGTGGCGTGCTGCCCGGTGTGCCGGTGGATCGGCTGCGGGTGGAGGTCACGCAGTAGCCACGGCTCTGCTTCTGTACCGATGCTTCCCTGCGCCTTCTGCAACGGTCGCACCAGCGTTGTCTGCACCGAGCTGCACCCTGATGGTCACCACCGCTGGAGGCGGTGTGAAACCTGCGGCAAGACCACCCGCACCCTCGAGACCTATCTGCACGGCCGGCATCGCTGTGGGCCGCTACCTGGTGCCAAGCGCAAACCTAAGCCTCGAGCACCAGGGGAGCGCAATGCCAATGCCGTGCTGACGGTGAAGGACGTGCAACGGCTCAGGGCGCAAGCTGCTGCTGGTACACCTCGCGCCACGCTGGCGCAGCAGTACGGCATCACCAAGGGTCACGTCAGCCGGATTGTGCATCGCCGGCTATGGGCGCATGTGCCATGACCTCCACAGACTGCAGGCATGGCCACCAAACGAGAACAGATCCTCGCCGCGGTAGCAACTACGCTGGCGGGCACCACAGGCGTGAGCACCAGGATCTACCGCTCACGGCAGGAGGCCTTCGCCCGTAACGAGGCGCCCGCCATCGTCATCGAGCCGGGCAACGACACGGCAGCACCGGAGCCGGTCAGCACCTGCAAGATTGACTGGACGTTCACGCTGGTGGTGGCGGTATATGCCCGCGGCACCATCCCTGATCAGTCGGCAGATGCCACCATTGAAAGCCTGCACAGCAAACTGCTAGCAGATCGCAGCCTGGGTGGGCTGGCAATGGATATCTGGCCGCAGGCGGTTGATCCGCAGTTCGATAAGGGCGACCTGTCCGCAGCGTGGATCGTCTGCACCTATACCGTCCGCTACCGCACGGGTGTTACCGATCTGGGCAGCTGAGCGCTGTCCATAGGTTGACGGAGGCGAGCAGAAGCTGATGGCCAAGAAAACTCCCACGCCGGCCAAGATGCCATCAGAAGGTGGCATCTATCTGATCGACCCTGCAACGGGTGAGTGGGTGCTTCAAAGCCAAACGCAGCCTGCACCGCCAGCGGCATCTGAGCCGGAAACCGTAACCACCAACGACGATGGCACTGCTTACGCGGAAGCGCCTGCTGCTGGCGAAAACTGAAGAAACCTATGGCACCAGCGCAGCACCGCAGGGTGCTGATGCCCTGCTGGTATCCAACCTTGAGGTGTCGCCCCTCGAGATTGAACTGCTGGATCGTGAGCTGATCACTCCTTATCTGGGCAACTCCGAGAAGGTGGTGGGGCAGCGCATGGCCCAAGTCAACTTTGACGTGGAGCTGGCCGGCTCTGGCGTGGCTGGTACCGCGCCGAAGTGGGGCCGCATCCTGCTGGCCTGTGGCTTTGCCCAAGGCGGCAGCGCTGGCGTGAACGTGGTCTACACGCCGGTGAGCGGCACCTTCTCCAGCGTCACGCTGGACTTCAACGCTGACGGCAACAAGCACCTGGTGACAGGCTGCCGCGGTACGGCCACGTTTAACCTGAACGCTGGTGAGATCCCAAAGATCAGCTTTCAGATGATGGGGATCTACAACGCCGTCACCGCTGCATCGGCTGCAACGCCCACCTTCGACAACCAGGCTGATCCGGTGGTGGTGAACAGCGTCAACACCACGGCGGTGTCGGCATTCAGCTTCTCGGCTTGTCTGGAGAGCTTCAGCCTGGATCTGGGCAACGAGACGCCTTTCCGTCAGCTGGCTGGCTGCACCCAGCAGGTGCTCATTACCGAGCGGGCACCTTCCGGGGAGATCAGCATCGAGGCGCCCATCGTGGGCTCGAGTGCTGGGCAGAAGGACTTCTTTGCTGCCGTGTCGGCCCAGACGCTGGGGGCGATCACCTGGCAGCACGGGCAGACCGCCGGCAACATCGTCACCTTCAACGCCCCCACCTGCAATCTGGATTCACCCAGCTACGCAGACTCGGATGGCGTGATGATGCTGAATCTGCCGTTCATGCCGATTCCAACCTCGGCCGGCAACGACGAGATGACCATCACGCTGACCTGATCAGCATCTTCCCTCCTTACCCCTGACAACAGATGGCATTTGTCCTGAAGCAGTCAGCTACCTACAAGTGGCCGGTGACCATCCTTCTACCTGTGGATGGCGGCAAGAAAGAGAAGCACACATTTGATGCTGAGTTCAAAAGGTTGCCACAGTCAAGGACAGAAGAGCTGGCAGCCCAACTCAAGATGCAAGAGCGTGTGGACATTGACCCTGATCAAATCCTTCTGATGAAGGATGCAGCCAAGGAGATCCTGGTGGGATGGTCTGGCGTACAGGATGACTCCGGCGAGGAGATTCCCTTCAGTGAAGCAGCCCTGGAGCAGGTGCTGGAGATTCCGATGGTTGCTGCCCAGATCGTTCTGGGTTGGTTCAGCAGCCTTGAGGTGGCAAAGAGAAAAAACTAACAGGCGCCGTTGATCACTGGTTTCACGGTGACGGCGGCGTAAATGATGAGTTGCTGGCTGACCTGGCAGCGTATGGCGCCGATGCGTCAGCACTGCCTAATCGGATGCTGCAGCCGACTGAGTATGAGGTTTGGCAGGAGCATGAGGATGCGGTGCTCATGTTTCTGCGATGCGAAACCCAATGGCGCACGATGAGCAGTGGCGTGATGGGTCTGGACTATGGCGTGGTGCTACAGCTGATGGATCTTTACGCTGTGGATAACAGGCGCCAGGTACTCGAGGATCTGCAAATCATGGAAGGCCGGGCCAAGGAATTGATCAACGAGCAGGCTGCCAAAGCTGCCAAGGTTGATAGTAAGCCGGCAGGCAGGAGGAACTGATGGCACTCAATATGGATGCTGTTCTGCGCATTGTTGCCAAGGTTGAGGGTGACAATGCACTGCAGAGGCTTGGTGCAGAGCTGTCTGGCATTGGCCAGAAAGCTGGGGCAACGCTCTCGCCATTCGGGCAGATGAAAGGTGCCCTGCGCGGCGTGGCAGATATTGCGGCCACCATTGGCGTAGCTGCAATCGGCCGTGATCTACTGAATGCAGGCATTGAAGCTCAAGCGGCATCTGTGCGGATCAACGCCTTGGCCAAGAGCTATGGCGAAGTGGATGCGGTAACAGATGTGGCCGCAAGAGCGGCGCAGCAGTTTGCTCTGGGCAATGTCGAAGCCCAGAACGCCGTGACCAATCTCTACGGCAGGTTGCGGCCAATGGGCGTGAGCCTGAAGGACATCGAGACGGTGTTCTTCGGGGTGAACAAAGCAGCGAAGCAGGTGGGGTTGTCCACTTATGACACCAGCGAGGTGCTGCTGCAGCTGAGCCAAGCTCTGGGTTCCGGCAAGCTCCAAGGCGATGAGCTGCGTTCAATCATGGAGCGGATGCCAGCGGTGGGCCAGGCCGTTGCCAAGGTGATGGGGGTGTCGGCATCGGAGATCAAGAAACTCGGTAGCGAGGGCAAGATCACCACTGAGGTAATGATCCGCGCCGCTGCAGAGTTGAACAAGATTGTGCCGCCACCACCAACTCCGATGCAGGAGTTTCAAAAAGCGCTCCAAGACTTGCGAAGTGAGCTGGGTGAAAATCTGCTGCCCATTCTCACGCCATTTGTAAAGGGGTTGACCGAGCTTGTGAAGGTGTTTGTTGGATTGCCTGAACCAATTCAGACAACGGTTGTAGCGCTTGGTGCATTGGTATTAGCAGCCGGGCCGATTGCATCAGTGATCACAGGTATCGGCAATGCGTTGATGTTGCTTGGCAGCTTGAAGATCGGCGCTGTGATTGCTGGCTGGCTGGGTGCAGTGGGGCCTGCCGTGGTGGCAGTGAAGGCGGTTCTGGGTGGCCTGCTGACATGGGTTGGCAGCACGCTTATCCCAGGTCTGCTGGCATTCTTCTCTGGCCCTGTCGGCTGGACCGTGCTCGCTGTGGCCGCCGTGGTGGCGATGGCCATTGCCTTTAGAGAGCCACTGATGAAGTTTGTGAAGTGGCTATGGGAATGGGGCGCACCGATCCGTGAGTTCTGGATTGGCTTGTGGGAAGGAGCGAAAGAGGCTGCCGTCACAGTGTGGAATGGCGTGAAGGCCGTGATCACTGGCTTCTTCTCATGGTTTGCAGGATTCATCTTCAAGGCTTACGTCCAGCCATGGATCACAATCGGCACAGCACTGGTGGATGCAGCAAAGAGCGCCTGGGATGCTGTCAAGGGCACCGTAAGTGGCTTCTTTGATTGGGTCGCTACCGGGTTCAGGCAGAACTTCCTAGGTCCAATCACCGATGCGCTCAATGGAATCCGCCAGCTGTTTGTGACCGCCTTTGATGCGGTCAAGTCCTTTGTATCTGGGTGGTTTACCTGGTGGACAAGCCTGGCGTATCAGGTGCTGATCGAGCCGTTTGTTGTCTTGGGTCGGCAGCTACCTGGCGTGGTGCAACAGGCTTGGGATGCACTCTCCAGCCTGTTCACGCGGTATGTCGTGGAGCCAATCAAGACAGGATGGAATGCTGCTATTGCCTTTGTCGGCTCTACTGCTAGTCAGATTGCAAGCCTGGTGCAGACAGCATGGCAGGGGATCAGCAGCTTCTTCCAGTCCAACGTGGCTGAACCAATCAAGAGTGTATGGCAGGGCTTGCAGGAATGGATGAGCGATATCGTCACCAGGGGTGCTGAGGCACTGAGCCGCGCTTACGAGTCGATTGCAGCCAGCGTGCGCGGTGCATTTCAGGGTGTTGTCAATGGCATTGGTGGGATCATCAATGGCGTGATTGGCATGATCAACAAGTTGATTGCAGGTGTCAACAGCTTGCGGGCTACGGTCAAGCTCAGTGCTATTCCACCCATCCCGCTGGTAACGATTCCCAGCTTTGCAGTGGGTGGCGTTGTGCAGCGCCCCACGCTGGCAATGGTGGGTGAAGGTGGCGAGCGGGAGTACATCGTGCCGGAGAGCAAGATGGCCGCTGCCTCGAGCCGGTACCTAGCTGGTGCCCGTGGTGCAGCGGTGATCCCGACAACTGCCAACAGCGGGCAAACCACCAGTGGCGGAGCGGTACCGATGATCAACATCAGCACTGGCCCTGTAATGGAGCAGCAGGGTGAGCGGTACGTCACGCTTGGCGATCTGGAGTCTGCTGTGAAGCAGACCGCCACGCAGATCTATGCCACGCTGCGGACACCTGCAGGCCGGCGAGCGATTGGGGTGGCGTGATGGCTATCACTGCAGTCTCGCAGTACCTGCGGATCTACTCAGGGGCTACCGACTATCAGCTGTGGCAAAGCTATTACGTCAACCAGACAGTGACATGGGATGGTAAGCAGTGGAGCTTTCAGCCATTCAGTATTGACGGCATCATTGCTGGTGATGTAAGTGCTGAAGGCAGCTTGACGGTTGGTGTTCCATCCACCAGTGTCACACTGCCTGCCATCCGCACCGCACTGCGCTTTGGCTACCTGATCCAGGTTGACCAGTACGAGTTTGACCCACAGCAAGGCAATGACGCCCCCCAAGAGCAGCAGCAGTTGATTGCGTCGTATGTAGGGGAGGTGATTGGGGTGAAGGGTCGCCTGACCTGGCTAGAAATAGAACTGGGATCAACGCTGGCACCGATTGGCATTCAGGTTCCTCCTCGCACAATGACCTCCCAGTTGATCGGGACTCCGTGCCAGCTATGACAGAGATCTCGATTCGCGTTGAAACGATTGGCCTGACTGGCAGCCCCACCAGTTCAAGCAGTCAGATCAGCACGCCAAACTCCCAGGCCAGTGCCAAGAGTGGTGGTGACCCGCTGGAAACACCGCAGCGTGCAGCGCGAATTGGCGACCCTGTACCGATTGTCTTTGGCCGGCGGATCAACAATGCCGGTGGTGTGCTGATCAGCCCAGCGGCGACAGAAGCCAGGTACACCAACAACAGCAGCAACGACGTGACGGTGAGGTATCACCTGCTGCTGTGCGAGGGCGAGATCGATGGGCTGCAGGTGCGGGATGTATTCCAGCAGAGCTGCAGGGTTGGCACCTTCACGCAGGCGTACAACCGCAGGGCAGGCAACTGGGCGCCAGGCAATTTCATTGTTGCGCAGACCGGGTTTGAAGATGCCATCCCCAACTGCCCGCTTTACTGCGGCAGCGGTACTGGTGGGTATCAAGGTGTCACGACCGCCAGCTTTACCAACACCATCCCCCATCCGTTCACGCAATGGGATCAGCAGGTGCATGCCTTTGTCCGCGGGGGGATGCATGTTGACCGGCTGATTGAAGGTACAGAAGGGCCTAGCAACAACATTGCCGACCTGGTGCTGTGGCTGCTACGCAGAACATCCCGGGTGCCAGAGGAGTTGATTGATCAGAACGCATTGCTCAATGCGGCTGAGTTCACTGATGCCAATGGGCTGTGGTGCAACATCGAGATCAAAGATCCATCCAATCTGGCGGACTGGTATGCCGAGAATCTTGGCTACTTCCTGCTGCGTGAATCCAGACGTGGAGGCAAGCGCGGCCTGCGGCCACTGTTACCGCAGAACACAGACGGCACCATTAGCACCTCTGCGGTGCCGTGGATCTTCACCTTCACCGAAGATCATGTACTGCCTGAGAGCTTGGAGATCAGCTACAGCAGCAGAGTAGAGCGGCAGCCATTCTGTGTACGGGTTGTATGGCGACAGCAACCTGATGATGGCCTGGGGTTGGCACGTACAGCAGAGGTGCGCTACGGGCAAAGCGCTGTGGATGGGCCATTTGAGCAGCACGACCTTTCTGCGTTCTGCACGACTGAACCCCATGCGCTGAAGGTGGGGGCATACATCCTTGCTAGGCGCCGGTACATCGATCACCGGATGGTATGCAGCCTCAGGCCTGGGGCGTTCAATGCAAGCCTTGCACCTGGCGACATTGTGCGGCTGCGTCTGAACCGCACCGCTTCGGTTGGTGACGCCACGGTGCATGACTACCTGTATGAAGTGGATCGTGTCGGCCGGTCAGTAACTGGCGAGATCCAGCTGGAGCTCACGCACTTCCCGGTGGACGACCAAGGCAGGAGCTTGGTGGCGCTGGATGTGAGCAGGGTGCAGGGCAATGGGTTGCTGCTGCCGACCGGCCGCGCCAGTGTCAACTGCGATATCAATGCTGATGATGATGAGACGGTGAATCCTGATCCAGGGCCATGGCCTGATTGGGAGCCAGAGCTGCCAGATCCTGATATCTACCCCTATCCCGATCCAGATGAGGAGCCTGATTGGACGTGGGATCCAGAGGAGGGTGATTGGATTCCCAACCCTGATATCCCTGGCTGGACGTGGGATCCAGATCTTGAGGAGTGGGTGCTAGATCCTGAGTTCCCCGATCCAGACCCCACGCCTGATCCCAAACCCGAAAGCCCATGGCCTGATGGCGTGGTGGATGAGGGCGACGGCTGGGGGCCAGGGGTGCAGGAAGTGGAGGATCTCTCCGGCTTGTCGGCTGGTGATGACCTGACCGCTGCGGTGAGCTTCGGCCAGGTACTGGTGAGCTACCCAGACGTGTGGTACTTGCTGTCGCAGCCCAACTTTGCTGCGGTCAGGGTCACGGTCACCGTCAACACACCACCTAGTGACGTTGGCCTCAGCCTTCGGATCACTGATGGCATTGAGGAGTATTCGGCTTTCATCCCGACAGGCGAGACTTCTACGATCCTGACAATCAATGGCTATGGCGACAGCCTCAGTGCTGATACCACTAGGCAGCTGTCGATTGTGTCGTGGTCTGGTGGAGGGTACCAATCAGAGGCAACAGAGGCGTTAGACACCTCGGCAACCCAGTCGTTCACGATCAAGGCATACGCAGGCGCTGTCACCCTGCTGACACCTGGCATCTGGCTGTATAGCGACAGCAGCTGGAGC